GTCTTCTCTTTTTTCAGGCAGAGAATCGGAGGGGGAGTCATGAGATGGTTTGATTGGGAAGTGACCACAGATCCTGCAGTGGAGGTTGAATACATATACCACAAAGGAGACAGTGGTGTTCCATATTATTCAGATGGATCAGGACAACCTCCTGAGAACTCAAGTGTGGAACTCACAAGATTCATCTTCAAAGGGACAGACATCACTGAGATTGTCTTTGAGTTGGTGAGTCTCAAGATCCTTCAGGACTTGGAGGAGCAAATCTGTGACTGGGAGGAGGACAGTGGAAATGACTCTGACTTCCTGTTCTACACTGACACACTATGAAGACTGTCACAAGCATATCAGGAGGCATGACATCCGCATATGTTGCAGTCAACTATCCCTCAGACTTCAACTGGTTTGCACTGGTCACAACCACTGACACAGATTGTGCATTCACTGACCCTGCATGCTCCCAATATATTCAAGAGAAAACAGGGAGTGAGGTCATTGGGACACTTGAGGATGACATGATCATCTACACCATGATGGACTTGGAGCAGTACATGGGGAGATCCATTGACATGGTTGTGGGAAGCACTTTTGATGATGTGGTTGAACACAAGGGAGGATGGTTGCCAAACAAGCTCCACAGATATTGCACTGTTGAGATGAAATTGAGACCACTGTTCAGGCAGTGGAGATCAACATGCACCGATCCAGTCAAGATGCAGATTGGGTTCAGGGCAAATGAGCAAAGACGGGCAAACAATATGAAGGACCGTCTCAATGATGATGGTCTCCTTGAGTTCAAGGATGTTGTTGGAAAGCATCCAAATGGCAAAAACAAATGGGAGACAATTGCGTGGCAGACTCCAACATTCCCACTGATTGATGATGGAATCTTCAAGGATCAGATTGTGGAGTTTTGGAAGGACAAGCCAGTGAGGTTTGCACCTCTTAACAACTGTGTTGGATGTTTTCACAGAAACCCACTTCTCCTCAGACAGATGTTTGAGGCACATCCAAATAAGATGAGTTGGTTCAATAGGAAGGAGCAAGAGAAGTTGAAGATCCTCAGACAAAAATCAGCATCCAAAGGAGTTTTTTGGGATGAGAAGGACCGTCTCAATGGCAGGCTTCAAGGCACGTGGAAGAGTGAGATGAAATATGAAGAAATAAAAAAACACAGAACACAGATGACCCTTGACTTGGAGGAGTGGGAGTCAGACTGTGACTCTGGACATTGTGGACTTTAAACAACTATGAAGAAAAGCAAAACACTCAAAGCAGTTCAAGGGACACTTCGTCCTGATCGTGACATCACTCCAAGGGAGTCAACAGTTGACAGGTCTGAGTTCCCTGACCCTGTGATTTACCTGAATGAGAGTGCACGTCACTTTTATGATCTGACCATTGATCACCTGAATGATGCATCTGTCCTTTATCAGGTGGATGCAATGTTGTTGAGTGTCCTTGCCAAAAATATTGACATCATGATTCAGGCATCCAATGAGATCAAGGATCTTGATGATGTAGTCCAAGAGTTTGACTCAGGTGCAACAAACATCACAGGGACCTTCACTGCATTTGAACGTGCAGTCAAGAATGTCCTGACACTTTCAGCAAAGTTGGGACTCTCTCCTGCAGATAGGGAGAAGTTGATGTCATTCAGCAACATCAAGAAGGATCTTGAGGATCCATATCTCACCCTAAAAACAGGATCAAGTGGATGACAGTTTGGGACCAGTATGCACATGATGTGATCAATGGCAAGATCACCACATCCAAATGGATCACCCTTGCCTGTCAGAGACACCTTGATGACTTAAACAACTGTCATGATAGGGGTCTTTGGTTTGATCACAATGATGCACACAGGTTCATCCAGTTCTTTGAGAGATTCCTTCATCATTCCAAAGGCAAGTGGGCAGGACAACCCTTCACACTTCTCCCTTGGCAACAGTTCGCAATTGCAAACATCTTTGGATGGAAGAGAGATGATGGGTCAAGGCGGTTCTCAACCTTTTACTGTCAGGTTGCAAGAAAAAACGGGAAGACCCAACTCCTTGCAGGGATCGGTCTTGCCATGCTTGACTTTGATGGTGAACAGGGGAGTGAGGTTGTATGGGGAGCAACAAAGAGAGATCAAGCAAGGATCTGTCATGATGAAGCCACAAGGATGGTCAGGTCATCACCACATCTCAACAAACGGATCAAGATCCTCAGGAATAACCTTGCAGTCCCTTCCAGTCATTCAAAAGCAGAACCCCTGTCCAGTGATGCGAAGAGTCTTGATGGACTCAATGTGCACTGTGCAGTCCTTGATGAGTTCCATGCACACAAGGATGCAGATCTCCTGAACGTCTTGAAGAGTGCAACAGGATCAAGGACATCTCCTCTGATTGCAATCATCACCACTGCAGGATTCAACATCAACTCCCCATGCTTTCACATGATGAGGAGCACATGTGATGTCTTGGAAGGCAAGTCACAAGATGACTCTCTGTTTGCTCTTATATACACACTGGATGAGGATGATGACTTCACAGATCCTGATGTGTGGATCAAGGCAAATCCATCCCTGAATGTGACACTCCCTGAGTCCTACTTGGAGAAGGAGTTGCAACAGTCTCAGAATTATGGTGGGAGCATGCTTGTGAACTTTAGGACCAAGCACTGCAATGAGTGGGTCTCTTCATCTGCAACATGGATCTCTGATGAGGTTGTCATGTCAGATCAGGAAGACATGGAACCTGATCCCAGTGAACCCTGTTGGGGAGGACTGGATCTTGCATCAGTCTCAGACATCACTGCACTCTCATTGGTGTGGAGACTTGAGGGTGGAGGATATCTCACACGGAGTTGGTACTGGATCCCAGAAGAGACAGTAAACAAGAGACTCCAATCAACAGGGTCAAGAATTTATCAGGACTTCAGTTCACTGCCCAATGTGTTCATCACTGAGGGCAATGTCACAGACTATGATTCCATTAGGAGGTTCATCACTGGATATCACATCACAGATGGACAGGTCAAACATGATCCTGATCCACTTGCCTCCAAATACAACATCAAGTCCATTGCATTTGACAGATTCAACTCTTCTCAGTGTGTGATCAACCTTGCCTCTGATGGACTGTCAATGAAACCCTATGGACAAGGTTTTGTCTCAATGTCAACACCATCCAAATCCGTTGAGAGGTTAATGAGTGAAGGGAAGATTCAACATGGGTGTGATCCTGTGATGAGATGGATGTTTGGGAACGTGGTCCTGAAGACTGATCCCAGTGGCAACATCAAACCTGACAAAGAGAAGTCAGGAGACAAGATTGATGGTGTGATCTCCCTGATCATGTCCATTGGTCAGGAGATGACTGAACAGACAGAAACCTCCACAAATATTCCTAATAACTACACAATCAGAACCCTGTGAACTTTAATCCAAACCAACATGAATTGATCAGACTCCTGACACTTGCACCAAAGATCTCAACTCGTGAGGGATTCATTGATGAATACTTCCACAGACTCCCTCAACATGATTCTCATGGAGATGCCTATTGGAGTGTTGAACATGATCACATGTCTGTCTTTGGGCGGACGAGATACAACGGACATGAGAACTTTGCCTCTGTTTTGAGCAGATGGAACACCAAAAGGAGAGACTGTTCAGAAACTTGACAGTGTCAACCCCTTCCTGAGTTAATGAGGAGAATTTTGTCCAAATGAGATTCTCACTTGAACTTGATTTCCTGAAATACTTCAGGAACAGATCCAACAAATCTGACTCTGAAGAGAGGCAAGGCACTCACATCACATCTCCTTTCATGGGGATCTTTGGACGTAATACCAAAGCAGGAGTGAATGTCACTGAGGAGGGTGCTTTGTCACTTTCTGCAGTTTATGCTTCCATCAGTAAGATCAGCACAACTCTTGCCTCACTTCCCCTGAACCTATATCAGGAGACAGAGAATGGGAAGAGACTTGCAAAAGAACATCCTGCCTTTGTCATTCTCAACAGTGAACCAAATCATTATCTGAATGGATTCAATTTCATTGAGAGAATGATCAGTGACTCTCTCATGTATGGGTGCTCATATGCACTCATTGAACGTGGTGAGATCACATCAAGACCTTCAGCACTCCATCCACTTAATCCTGCAAATATCAAGAAGGACATCCATGAGGGTGTCATGATTTACAGGGACCAAGTTTCAGGGGAGATCTACTACAATGAAGACCTCATCATCCTTGAAGCATTCAGAGGAAAGAGTCCAATCAGACTCCACATGGAGAATCTTGGGATCACACAAGCCTCTCAGGAATATGGTGCACGGTTCTTTGGCACTGGAGGAAACACAGGAGGATTCCTGATGACAGACAAGAGTCTGACAGATGAACAATATCACCGACTGAAACAAACATGGAGCAGTCAACATCAGGGAATCAAAAACTCTCATGAGACTGCTATCCTTGAGCACGGTCTGAAATACGAACGGAGCACAATTCCACCTGATCAGGCACAATTCATCCTGACAAGAAAATTCCAAGTGGAAGAGGTTGCAAGGATCTTCAACATCCCACCAATTCTCATTCAGGCAGAAGGATCAACCACTTACAACAATGTGGAACAGATCCTGATTGCTTTTGCCCAACAGACTTTGATCCCTTGGGCAAGAAAGTTTGAAATGGAACTGGACAGGAAGTTGATCCCTGAGAGGGAGCGTGGTCAATACATGACAAAGTTTGACATGAGGTCACTTCTGAGAGGAGACCTTGATTCAAGGCGTGAGTTCTATGCCACTGCACTCCAACACGGATTCATGAACATCAATGAGGTCCGACAGATGGAAGATCTCAATGGAATTGGTGAGACAGGAAATGTCCACCTGATCCAAGTGAATCAGATCCCACTGGACAGTGCTCAATCATATGGTGACAAACTAACTGAGACAGAATCATGACAGACTTTCCAACAAAAGGTGAGGATCTGACAATCTCTCTCAGGAACTCCAATCTCCCTCAATTTGATTATGAGTTTGCACTGATGGTCAAGGAGGATCATCCTGCAATTTGGAAGACAGGAGGAAACATCAGAGGGAATGATGCCTTTAGACTTTGGACCAAAGCAAGACAAGGTGATGAGTCATCCTCAGTTCTTGACTGGATCAAAGAGAGAGAAAGTTGGGGAGCACGTCATGGAGGTGATGGATCTCAGTTCCCTGAAGACTCACCAACAATGTCCAACATTGCAGGGGTTGTTGCCTCTATGAAGTGGGGTGTGATCCTTGACATTGGAGAGTCTTTGATGAAGGAGATGGTCAGAGAATTAATTGAGAAGACCGATGAGAGAGCATGGGATGACAACATCTCAGAGTCCATTGCCACTGCTCTAAAGAATAAGGTGGAACAATACAATGAAGAAATTGATCCTGATGACACTGTCCACAGGGCAACATTGCCCATGATGGGTGAATGTTTCAGGAGAGGTGTTGGTGCATACAAAACCAACCCTGAAAGTGTGAGACCATCAGTCTCATCACCTGAACAGTGGGGACTTGCTAGGTGCAATTCTCTACTCTATGCACTCAAGAATGAGAAGTTCAGGTCAGGAAAGCATGACACGGATCTTCTCCCTGCAGGACATCCCCTGAAGACAAAGGGATCTGAAGATGAGGATGAACGTGCAAAAGTGGGAGAGATTGATGGGAAGCCAGCATTCTCAACCCCTGAAGAGGCAAATGCTTATGCAGAGAAAATTGGATGCAGTGGACATCATTCAATGAAGTTGGATGGTGAAACTGTTTTCATGCCATGCAAATCACACTCAGAGATCACTGATGATGATGGTGATGGCTACAGAACAAAATCAAACACAATGGAACGAAGATTCATATCAACAAAAATTGAGTCAAGGCAGGACACTCCTGAGACTCAAGATGAGCAACGTGTTGAGGGATATGCATCCGTATTCAATCAATCAACAGACCTCGGTGCATTCACTGAGAGCATTGGTGAGAACGCCTTCCAAGATGTCATGAATGATGATGTTAGGATGCTTTTCAACCATGATCCCAACTTTCCACTTGCGAGGAGCAGGAATGGAGAGGGGACACTGGACATGAAGGTTGATGAAAATGGAGTCTTCTTTTCCTTCCCAGTGGGTCCACAGACTTATGCAAAGGACTTGCATGAATCCATCAAGAGAGGTGATGTTGATGAGGCATCATTTGCTTTCACAGTGATGGATGACGAATGGGAAGAGAGAGATGGCAAACCTCACAGACACATCACAAGACTTGGACAACTGATTGACCTCTCTGTCTGCACTTATGGTGCTTACCAACAGACAGAAGTGATGGTCAGATCACTGCCTGAGATACCACTGAATGAAAACAAAAACAACGAACTGGAGACAGAGCAAAAGAGAGACCGTGTGAAGTGGGCACAGTCTATGCTTGAACTCCAAAAACTGAAAACAAAAATCACATGAAAAATTCCGTGAAATTAATGGAAGAACGTGGTGCATTGGTTGAGGAGTTGGAGACTCTCCTGAACAAGGTTGCCACTGAGGACCGTGACTTCTCAGATGATGAGAACACACGTCAGGATGCAATCCATGCAGAGGTTGCAGAGTTGGATGCAAGCATTCAACGTGCAAAGGCGAATGAGGCAATGTTTGCCGTGACTGCACAAGCATCTGCAAAGAGTGAGGACAAAGAAGTGGAGGAGATCCGTGGAAAGTTCTCAATGTCAAAAGCAATCTCAGACATTGTCAACAAAGGCGGTCTGACTGGTCTTGAGGCAGAAATGGCACAAGAGGGAAGAAATGAGATGAATGCATCAGGTGCATCTGCTCGTGGAAACATCACAATTCCATCATTCTTGATGGGTGAGGCTCGTGCAAATGAGACCTACACAGTGGGTGACACAGCCGGTCAGAACCAAGGAGACAAGGTTCGTGGTCTTGATCATGCAAACATGGTGGAAGGACTGCGTCCAGTTCCTGTGTTGGAGCGTATGGGTGCAACAGTGATCCAAGCAACTGGAGATCTTGTTTTGCCTTCCTTGCCAAATGCAAATGCATCACAAACTGATGAGGCTCGTACAATTTCCAACATTGATGGAGACTTTGAGAGTGTGACACTTTCTCCAAAGCGTTTTGCCATGAGAATGGACTTGACACGTCAGATGTTGAATCAATCAGATCCTGCATTGGATGCAGTGATTGCACGTGACATGAGTGTTGCTCTTGCAAATGAGTTTGATCAGTATGTGATCAGCACAAACCTCTTTGCATCAACCAACATCACTGATGGATCTGTTGGATCAGGAACTTCAGCATCTGCAACATCTTATGCTGATTTGACTGCTCATGAGGGTGCTTTCTTAAGCAACAACCCTGCAGGACAGAATCTTGCAATCCTTTGTGACCCGACAATGAGTGCCTACATGAAAGGAGTTTCTCAGAGTGCAGGAGGTCAGATCTTGAACATTGGAAATGAGATCCTTGGTTATCCAGTATTCTCAAGCACTAATGTTGAAACACAGACAGTGGTTGCTGACACATACTTCTCAGGGATCGCAGATGCAGATGACACTCTTGCAGTGCGTCCAATTTTCTTCATTGATCCTTCTGATCTCTTCATTGCAAAATTTGGTGGATTGGATGTGACAATTGATCCGCTGACATTGGCACACCAAGGGACAATCCGCTTGATTGCCAACATGTATGCAAACGGCAATGTGAGACGTGCAGGATCTGTTCAGGTTCTTGCAGGACTTACTGCTGACACTACACCAACAACAGTTTAATCTGTTTTCCAATAGAATGGAGGGAGCATCATTGGGGTGCTCCCTTCCTTCACTTAAAACACACCCATGATGAAATTTGAACAGACAACTTTTCAGAGTGCACTGAATGTGGTGTCTTTGGTTGATGCAAAGAATCACCTTAGAGTTGAACATGACTCTGATGACACTTTGATCACTGCATTGATCAGTGGTGCACAGGACATGGTCCAGAGATACACAGGAACATTTTTGCAGAGGACCAGTGGTGTGTTTTATCATGATCACTTTCATGACTTCATGGATCTCCATTTGGGGATCAATGTTGAGGTCACAGATGGGACCAATAAGGTTGCATATATAGATGAGACAACAGGGACTGAGACTCGTGTGGCGAGTTCAGACTTTCAACTTGATGGGAAAAACTATCCTGCAAGGTTGAGGGTCACAGATCTTCCAACTAATGTCAAAGATGAACTCAATGCCGTGAGGATTTATGTCACTGGGGGATATGACTCCACAGACAGACCTCCTGCACTTGTGAGTGCAATGCTCTTGATCATTGGTCACTTATATGAGAACAGACAAGATGTGACCTCCTTCAAGCAATATGAGATCCCCATGTCATCTCAGTATTTGATGAACCCCTACAGACTCAAATCATTTTGATGAACATTGGAAAACTTGACAAGAGAATCTCAATCAAAACCATTGGGACAACTGTGGACCAGTGGAACACTGAAGTCACTGACTCAACTAGTGTCAGCAATGTTTGGGCACAAGTGATCTACAAATCAGGGACTGAGAAACAATCTGCAGATCAGAGGGTCTCTGTTGACAGAGTTGAGTTCCTGATCAGATACCAGTCAGGAATCAATGAGAGGGACAATGTGATTGAATACAACTCTCAAGATCATGACATCCACTCCATTGAGATCATTGGAAGGAATCAAGCAATGAGATTGATCACCACATGCAGGGACAATGGTTGATCTGAAGATTGAAGGGACTGAACAACTTGCTCAAAGACTCAGGAAACTTGAGGAGAAAGTGGGCAGAAAAGAGGCAGTGAAGATCCTCAAAAAGGGTGCGCCTCCAATCAAAAGAGAGATGAAGAGACTTGCACCACTGGGAGCAACAGGGAACCTCAGGAAGTCCATTGTGACAAGGAGAGGAAAGAAGAGAAGATCCTTGGGGGAGACTGTCTTGGTGGGACCTAAAGGAGGCAAGAAGGGCGCACCATATGCACACATTGTTGAGTTGGGTGCAAGAGGTGGGACCTACACTGCAAGAGGAGATGGGAATTTTCAAATCATTGGAGCATTTGGAGTGGGCAGGGTCCTGACCAAAACCATTGAAAGGAGACCCCTGAAGGGCAAGGGGTACATCTCAAAGTCCTTCAAGGCAAAGAGTGGTGAAGCAGAAAGGAAAATATCAAACGAAATCAAAAAAAGAGTTGAGGCATGATTGGAGAGATCATTGACATCATTGAAGCAGATTCCACCATCATGAATGAGTTGGGATCAGGAGCATCCAACAGGATCCACGCAATCCAACGGAGACAGGCAACTGGACTCCCTTGCATTGTTGTTGATCTCACAAACTTTGATCCACAGGAAACAAAGTCACACTCATCCTTTGTTGATTTCATCACCATTGATCTGTCTGTCTATGCCGACAACCCAAGACAGTCCTACACATTGAGCACATATCTCAGAGATGCTCTTGACAAGTATGTGGGGACAGTCAACAATGTTCATCTTGACATCAGGTTTGAGGATCTCCAAGTGGGGATCAGTGCAGAAGATGAAACCTTCGTCACTCAATCCACATTCATCATCACATCAGAACGGAGTGGGCAGTCTGCTCACACCTAAGAACTTGACAGTGTCAACCTCCTCCTGACTTCTTAGGGGGAATTTTGGAGTCATGAAATTGGAAATCATCTCTCCTGTTCAGGGCAAGTCATGGAAAGTTGGACACACTGTATTGATCAGTGATCCAAAAGTTGCATCCAAACTCATTGAGGATGGACTTGCAAAGCATCACCCAACAGTCACAGATCCTCCTCCCACTCATGAGTGCCCTTGCAAAGAGCATGATGAGCCATGTGAGGAGTGCGATGACAAGGTCCCTGCAGAGAAAGATGATGAAGATGTGGTCAAACCAAAAAGGAAGACCACACGCAAGAAAAAAACAACCCCTCCAAAACTTTAAAAAATGGCAACAACTGGAACAGTTAAAGGGAACCTTGTGGGCGTTTACATCCAAGATGCAGACAATTCAGGTGATTCAAATTTTGACCTGATTGCATGTGGAACAAACGCATCCCTGAACATCACAAACGAGATGATAGAAACAGTCTGCAAAGACAACGATGGTGCACGGTCTGTCCTTCCTGGACAACAGAGTGTGAGCATCACCGTTGAAGGTCTCACTGCTTATGACAATGTTGGACGTGCACATCTATTTGATGCAGTCAAAGACAAAACAGAACTCACTCTCCAATATGGATCAGGAGTGACAGGAGATCCATTTGTGCAGGTGGATGCATTCATCACTTCATTTGAGGAGAGTGCACCATTGAATGATTCAACTTCATTCACTGCAAATTTTGACTGTCACAACATGACCACAGGAACATTCTCTTAATTGAATTGATATGAATGAACTCAGAGGAGAACTATCAGTGAAGGTGGGCAAGAAGTCTCACAAAGTATTGTTAAACCTGAATGCCTTCAGGCTATTGTGTAAAGACAAGAAGATTGATCTGAATGGTCTTGATGAGTTCGTCAGCAGTGACCCATTGGACTTTGTTCCCACAGTTGTGTACTGGGGAATGATGAATGCATGTGACTTTGAAGGGAAGGAACGTCCTGAGATAGGTTTTGATCATTTATCTGCAGTCATCTGCAGTGATCTTGATCAGTTCCAAGAACTCTCAGAACAGATTGGACAGGCAATGGGACACTCAATGGGAGGGGATAAATCGGGAAACTGACAAGAGGGGGAGGTGAAGACACTTCTCCCTCTGCTCACACATGGGTTGATCTTTATTCTCATGGACTCTCACTGGGGTTGTTGCCTGATCAATTTTGGGGGATGACCTTTTTTGAGTTGGCGATGTATTCACAAGGGAGAGTAAATCATGACAAACTCTTGTGGAATCACACATCAAGTCTGTTGTCCCTGATGGCAAACGCCAACAGAGACTCAAAGAGGAGACCCACACCCTACAGTCCCCATGACTTTCACCCATACTCTTCAGATGATGAGGAGAATCAAAAGAATGTCACAAATGAACTAACTGAAGAACAGATTCAACAGATCTCAAAATGGCAACTCAATCCCTCCTCAGTGTAGTTCTTGGTCTGAACTCATCACAGTTCACCAAAGGACTCTCACAGGCTCAAAATAAACTCAGGAAGACTGCAGGACAGATGCAGTCTGTGGGGCGTGGGATGTCACTGGGTGTGAGTGCTCCATTGGTTGCAATCGGTGCATCTGCATTTAAGGTATCTGCTGACTTCGAGTTGGCAATGAAAAAAGTCAAAGCAATCTCAGGATCAACTGGGAAGGACTTTGAACTGTTGGAAAAGAGTGCAAAGGATCTTGGATCCTCAACTGTGTTCAGTGCATCAGAGGTTGCAGGACTTCAGTTGGAACTTGCAAAACTTGGTGTGAATGCCAAAGGCATTGAAGCATCAACAGGATCAATCCTTGGACTTGCACAGGCATTTGGGACAGAACTTGCACCAACTGCAGAAGCGGTCCAACAGACCATCAATCAATTTGGATTGGAGGCATCAGAGGCAGGACGTGTTAGCGATGTCATGGCAAAAGCATTTGGATCCTCTGCTCTTGATCTTGAGAAGTTCTCAGGGTCAATGGCAAACGCAGGGATCTTGTCATCTCAATTCGGATTCTCACTTGAGGAGACCACTTCACTCCTTGGGGTCCTAGCTAACAACGGACTCTCAGGAGCAGATGCAGGGACAAAGTTGAAGATGGCATTCAGTCAACTTGCATCTGAGGGAGTTGATGTCAAGAAAACTTTCACTGCGATCATCAATGGATCAATGGACTATTCTCAAGCCATCAAAGTGCTTGGGAAAAGATCTGCAATCCTTCAACCTCTATTCGGCAAGAACCTCGAAGACCTGAACGATCTCCAAAAGGAACTCCTGAATGCAGGAGGGAGTGCCTTGGACATGGCGAAGGACATGGATGACTCTGCAAAGGGTGGGATTGCAGGGATGAAGAGTGCCATTGAAGGTGCACAGATTGCACTTGGTGATGCACTTGCTCCCACAATCTTGGTGATTGTCAATGACATCAAAAGTCTTGCACAATCATTCCAACGTCTTAACCCATCAACACAGGAGACCATTGTCAAGGTTGGACTTTTTGCAACTGCTCTTGGTCCTTTGGTCTTTGCCATTGGTAGCATCATCAAAGCGGTTCAAGGTGCAACAATAGCGGTCAGGGCGTTCACTGCATCTCTCTTGACTAATCCATACACTGCACTAGCAGTTGCAGTTTTGGCAATAGGGACTGCACTTTTCCAAATGACTTCTGCATCTGCAAACGCCATGCAGAGCACATCAGACTTCACTGAGATCCTTGAGATCCAAAACTCAACCCTGAAGGAGTCTGTCAAACAACTATCCGCACGGAGTGCCTTGATCAAGTCATCCTTCTCAGGAGGAGGAGTTCAGACAGTCCAAGACATCAAAGATCAGATCCGTGCACTTGAGACAGAACTGCAGAATCTATCTCCTGAGGCATTGGAGAAACTCCTTGACACTCAGATTGAACTGTCACGGAATTCATTGAAAGCATCACAGGCAGGGATCACTCCTGCATTTGATACGAGCACAGGACAGATCAATCAGGAGATTGCAAGGAACAACACTGCAATCATTGCAGATCTTGCAGGAGTCAACATCACCCCTGCAATTCAGGACATCCTTTCCAGTCTTGATCCATTTGGGATCTCTGACAACACCTTAAAGGATGACTTTGATCAGGTAGTTGAGATCATCAACACACAGATTGATGGACTTGAGAAGGAACTTGAAAAAAGAGAGGGAGACATTGAGAGCAGTTTAGAAATCATCTTCAAGGACGACACTGACAAAGATCAACTCAACAAACCAAAGGAGACACTGGACACAGTCCTTGCAGGATTGGAGAAACAGATTCAGGACATTGGGAAGTTGGAGGTCCTGTTTGGTGAGAACTTAGACTCAGAGAAGTTCACTGCACTGGAAGGGGCAATCAAGAAAATTGTCACTGCAGAGTTTGACATCCCTGATGAGAAGTTGCAGTCATTGGTCTCAAGGATGAATCAATTCAAGGAACAGACTGACAATGTCTTGACTCCCATTGACTCCCTGAAGGAGACATTCAAAGAACTTGAGATCAGTCAGAGTCTTGGGATTGTCTCAGAATTGGAGACTGCAACTGCAATGATCAATGCACTTGAGACTGCCTTGAGAGAGTCAATCCTTGCAGATCCCAACTTCATAAACACTGAACAATTCAAGGAATTGAGTGGGGTCCTTGAGAACCTCAGGGGAGAGATCAACTCAACCAAAGTCACACAGGACACCCTGAATGAATCCTTTGATGTTGGTGCAACTGTTGGGAATGCAATGGGTCAGATTGTTTCTGCAGGATTCGATTCAATGACAGACAGTGGGGAGAGTTTTGGGGAATCAATCAAGAAGATTTTCTTGAACATCCTGAAGGGTGCTCTCAGCACTGCCATTGCAAATGCAATCACATCTGCATTCAGTCCTGCCTCTCCTGATAACATTGCAACAGGAGGAGCATCTGCACCAATCAAGGCAGGGAAACTCACTGCTATTGTCACATCACTTTTTGCATCCATTCCAAAGTTTCAAGAGGGAGGGATGACACTTGGTCCAACACTCGCAATGATTGGGGACAACCCTTCAGGAAGAGAGGCGGTGATTCCATTTGAGAAGATGGGATCCTTCCTGCAGATGGCAGGAGTTGGATCAAGCAATGTGAATGTCACAGGAAGGATCAAAGGACAGGACATTGTCCTGAGTCAAGAACGTGCAATGAGAAACAGAGGGAGATAAAAACATGCCACTACAAGCACCCAACAGTCAGACAAATAATTGGAGAGCAAGATTGAAGTCTGAGTTCTATGATCAAAGCGGAAGACATTGGAGAGTTGAATTGATTGACTCAGACACATCCAGTGGACACACAGACTTTGGTCTGTCCTCATCTGCAGTTGAAGACATGGAACTTGCAGGAGATGGGTTCACCCTTTCTTGGGATGGTGCTACTGATCACATTGGTGGACAGATCATCCCTTCATCATGTTCAGTCACTTGGATTGTTGATGATGGGTCAATGGAGACTCTCAGGAGTGCAGTTCAGAGAGCAGATGACTCAAGACTTGCACTTGCAGTTTATTTGGACACAGGAGGGACACACTGGGAACCCTATTGGGTGGGGGCACTCAATCATGAGGCGGTGGAATATGAACTCCAAGATCTGCCCTACCTATTCACCACAGTTGGGAATTGCGGATTGAACAGACTGTCAAATGTTGCCTTCAGGGATTCCAATGGTGAGACATACACTGATGATGTGAGCATTGCAGAGATTTTTGCACGGTGCATCAATGAGATCCCTACTCATGATTTTTGGGAGTTCACAGAATATCAGATGAGGGAAGTGGTGGATCTTTACAGTGATGACATCAAGTCATTCTCTCCAAGCAGTCAGGGAGATCCATATCCAGTCAGTGTGATTGAGAGAACAGTGGTCTCATCTCTGACCTTCAGTGAGGATGGTGATGTTGAGAGTGACATCTTCCTGAGACGAATCAAACAACCTGCAAACTTCAACTCATGCAAGGACGTTCTTGAGAACATTGCAAATGCATTTGGAGCACGGATCACCCTTGCACGGTTTTCCTTTTGGTTTTTTCCTGCAAACTCCCTGAACTGGACCACAGACTCTGTCACAGTTAACAAATGGACAAGGACACAGGTTGACAATGGTGACATCAGTACCATCACCCTGTTTGGATCTAATGAAGACAAAGCAGATCAGGAGACAGGAGTGAATCTCCGTGTGGACTTAGACGCAAACTATGGACTGGGATCAGGATGGTCCAACAGTTATCTCCTGCCTGTGAAGAGATGCACCTTGACCTTCAAGGATGCAGGAAGGCGGTCAATTTTTGGATCATCTTCAGCCAATTATCTCGATTATCCAAACAACGGAACAGGGACAAGGAACAGAGTCAACAATGACATTGTGATGAGTGAGGGGGACCTGATCTCATTCTCAGGTGTTTACAGTGCACCACTTGTCAAGGAATTTGGATCTGCAATCACTGGGACTGCCTTTGATGATCACGGAGATGCAAGAATTGGAGCAAGGATCTTGCTGAGATTCAAAATCAAAGTGAACACCCAAGGAGGTACTGCATACTATTATAAAAGTGAGTACAATGTGGAGACATCTGATCACACGGACATTGACATGCCCAATGGATTCAATGGTGATTTCACAGATCCTGATATTGCCTTTCACAGAATATTCTTGGATCCTGCAGAGTGGACCACATCTGAGGGATTTTTTGACATCATTGTCCCTTGGACCAACTCTCAACCTGAGGCATCTGTTGAAGGAAGTGGTGGATGGAACAGGGTGGGAGGACTTCATATTGAAGCACAACAGAATGGAGAGTTCAAATACAGGATCAACTCAACACAGTGGGATGATGTCCTGCAGTCATTTGATTTCACATGTCTTCCCCTTCCTGAGTTCTTGTCATCTTATTCAGGGATAAGAGTTGAGATAGACAGGATTGTTCTCACACGTGATGGAACAGTGAAACAGACCTTTGATGATCTTGATCACATAATCACAACAGGATTCATCATTGATTATGATCACAACGGTGATGACATTGGATCATTCACCAACAGTGCACCTGCAGACAGGATTGATGACTTTGTGGTCACATTGGGTTCTAACTCAGATGATGCAGATTGGGATGTATTTGTGGAACAGTCTCTCAATTCAGAGTTCTTGGATTGTGGTGAGACATCCATTGGATCCAACACAGTCTCAGGAGTCACTCAAAGTGATGGAGCAATCAAATTGATTGAGCACGGTGCGAGCAATGCAATCCCATTCCCACAGAACTCACCTGACTGGAACAGTGTGACAGATGCCATTGATGGACTTGAGGAGAACACTGATCTGCACATTGCCATGCTCAGGGAGCAACTCTATCAGAGAGGCAAAGCATTGAACACACAGAGGGGAGAGATCTTTCCTCAGGTGAGCACTGCACAGAATCACACTCTCCCCATTGACATTCTCTCAGTGATCCATCATAACTGCTCAAGCACAGGAGACGTTGAGGAATATCTTGCACCAATGGCATTGACCCACAATGGAGGGTCTGACTCCTATTCAGTGGAGGCGTGGATGGTGAACAGAGAGAGACTGTCCTTTGAACATGATGAGGGCAAGGTGTCAAAGGGGAAGGGTTTCGGGAACACAGGTGTGTTGGGAAAGGGTCCAGTGGGATCCAAGCACTTGACAAAGTTTGGACACACTCAGGATCAGACCACAGAATTGGTCAATGCAGATGTCCTGAGAAATGTCTTTGAGGATCAACCTGCAAAGAGCACCACGGCAACAGGAGCACTCTCATCAACAACACCGAGTGCAGGAGACAGTGTCAGATGGACTGCATCAAACTTTGATGGGGTCACAACCTATGTCTGTCAAGTGACCAAGGACTCTGATGGGAGTGTTCTGAAATCAGGAACAGATTTCAATCAGAGTGGATCTGTGATCACATTCCTTGCACCCTCCTCTGTTATTGGTGATGTGACTCTTGAAGTCATTGCAGTCACTGCAGGATTGAGGAGATCATTGGTTGCTGAGTTTTCATTCAGAGTGCAGTCATCCATCAATTCCTACAGTCATTTGAAGATCACTGCAATGCACTCAGGTGCACCCACAACAAAAAGAATGTCAATCAGAGAGGTCCAAATCTTCTCAGAGGAGAATCTTGCAGGGACAGACAACCCGACACAGACATGGTCCTCAGGAAGCACATTCCCATTTATTCCTGAAACTGGTGCAGGGACCAGTGGGACTGCAGGGAGTGCATTTGATGATAACACAAGCACTGCATTTGTGAGTGGGAATGTGGTTGCAGGAAGTGAAGACAAAAACTTCCTTCAAATCAGATACCCATCACAGACAATCCCAATGGGATCACTCAGGGTGGTGGCAACTAAAGGATCAAAAGCACCATCAGACCTGAAGGTTGAGGTCTCGAATGATGGAGTCAACTACACTCATTGGACCACATTCACAGGGTTGAACAGTGGATCAGGGCAAGCCAACTTCGACATTCTCACCAAAGCACCATAAAAATTGACAACGTCAATGAATTAAGGACACACAATGAACAACCTTGCAAACATCATGATGGACAACCTGTCTCACTTTGAATTTCTGACGATTGCAGGTGCACTCATTGGATCATGGATCAAACATCAGTCTGATTTTTCCAAGTTGAGCACACGTGTGCACACACTGGAAGTGGATAACAAAGAATTCAAGGATGATGTCAAACAACTCCTCAAAGACATTCAGGAGATCAAGGTGCTCCTAGCGAAAAACAAAGTTGAATGAAGTTTGACAGAGTCATCATTCACTGCAGTGCAACTGAGGAGGGCAAAGAGATCACCACAGAGACCATCCGAAAATGGCACACAAGTCCCCCACGTAATTGGAGAGACATTGGATATCACTTCGTGATCCTAAATGATGGACTGGGAACAGTTGAAAGAGGGAGACCCATTTGGGAGAAAGGTGCACACACAAGAGGTCATAATGATTCCATTGGTGTGTGTTACATCGGAGGACTTGAAGATGGGAAACCATCAGACACCATGACTGAGATCCAAGAGTGTGCATTCTTTGAACTCGTGGACAAACTCAGAGACATCTTTGGTGAGATCTCCATTCATGGTCACAATGAGTTCAGCAATAAGTCATGTCCATCGTTTGATGTTGTTGAGAAGTGGGGACATACATTCACACAAAGAGATTGAGCAGGAGGAGGAGAATCAAATCATCCACCAACAGACACGGTCAGGGATCGGAGTTTGAACATCAGAAACGGCTCACAGAATACATTGACACCAAACATCCTGAGATCCTTTGGAGTGCATCTGCAGGAGGAGCAAGGACATCCATCACTGAGGCAAAGAGACTCAAGGCGAGTGGATATAAAAGAGGATTCCCTGATGTGTTCATTTATGAACCAAGAGGACCCTTTCACGGACTCAGCATTGAGATGAAAAGAGAGAAGGGAGGTGTTGTGTCCAAACATCAAAAACAATGGAAAGAAGACCTCTCAGAGAGATCCTACCTGTCCACCATTGCAAAAGGTTTTGATCATGCAGTGCAGATCCTTGAGGATTATTTATCCCTTTCTGCGGTCTGAGATGATTGCATTGATCAGGACATCAAACCATGCAAAGACCTTGTTGTCCTTTTCAGTTGGTGTCAGATTCACAACAATCTTGATGAATGCCATGAGTGCAAGGAGTAACTCTCCCCAGTTTTGAGTGATAAAGTCTGTCATTTTTTCTTGTTTTTAGATTAGTTCACCATCAATGATGCGGTGATTGTCAACTTTGAACCATCCAGTCTGGTGGTCAATGTGAATGATTGCAAATCCATGATTCCATCTGTTGATGGGCATGTAATCAGGTGAGAGTTCACACAAGCATCCTGATGACCATGTGGTGATCAGATTGCCATGAATGTCTCTCTCAGTATTTTCTGAAGTCTGATGATGGTGTCCACAGATTGCACTTGCCTTTGCTTTGTTGTAAAGACCACGAGCAGGATTGACTGTTGATGATGCTCCACCACGTCCAAACTCATGACCGTGCAGGATGCTGAGGTTCCCTGCCTTTGCAATTCTTTTCCCACTGATCAGGGTGATGTCCAACTTGTCAAACTCAAGGAGTCTGTCAATCCTAAACTCATCAACATCCAACAGTTCAGGAGCCTTGATTCTCATGTATCTCTCAAACCTCTCCTCATGGTTCCCGATCTGATAGAAGATCTCTGCCTCAGGGAACTCTCTCCTGATGATCTTCAGGACCTCTTTACCTGTCTTGAGTTCATCACTGAATGATCTCCTACGTGGATCTCTCTCAAAGGATGATAGGGAATAGAAGTCCAAGAAGTCACCACCAATGAAGACCGTGTCAACTCTCTCTCTGATCCCTTTGTCCAGTGCAGTGGTGAGAGCACTTATATTGTGATAGGGGATGTGGATGTCTGAAAGGAAGATAATTTTTGTGCACTCCTCAGGAAGGATGAAAGGAAGGAACTCAACCTCATCAGTCTCAGGAAGACCAAACGGATTCAACATGGAAGGATCAAAAGGTCTTGCAAACTTTGTGTCAAGTTGTTTCTTTGATTTCTTCCCTTGAGATCCTCGAAAGTATCTGATGGCACTCCTTGCCTGTTCAACTGTGGTGAAGAGTTCAGGAGCATCCTTCATGATCTTCTTTGCAAGGGTCAGGGATGGTGTGTTGGGGAATCTGCTCAACTCCTGCTGAACATATGCCCACGCAGGGGACAGTTTTCTCTTGCTCATGGTTTGTGTCTTTTATCGAACACAGACCTCAGAGTGAAATATCCACCAACTGCAGTGATGATCAGGACCTCATAAAGTGAGACCCATGCATCTCTCACTTCAAACGCAATGTCAAAGGAGTCAAGGATGATGAAAATGAAGAGTGCACCCACAAGGGAGAGCACGATCACAGGTCTTGTGTGTTTGGCAAGCCATGAGTTTGAGTCATTGTCAGATTGCCATCTCTTGGAGATCTCCTGATCTTGTGCAGTCCTTTCTGACTGGATCAGTCTCTCAAGTTCCATTCTCTCATCATGAGTGATGTCAGGATCTTGGTCAATGAGATTCTTGACAATTCCAAGGACTCCCTTTTCAGGGAGGAGGTCAGCAACTACATCAAACACTTTTGGGGTCTTGTCATTCAACCACTTTCCCACCTTTGTGTCCTTCAGTTTTTTCTTTGGTCTGTCCATGTTTAAGACAAATCAAGAAATCACTGCATGGAATAGGGTTGACACTGTCAAGATTCAACGTCCCCTGAAACGTCCCCCAAGGTGTGAACAATGTGTGAATTGTCAATGAAGTCAGGTGGTTCAGGAGTGGGTTTCGATTCCCCTACGGGCTACAAGTCAACCTCCGTGGATCTCAGCATTCACGGGGGTTTTTTTGTGCAATCCCCCATGAACACTGTGAATTATGATGCAGAATTTGGAAAAAGAAGGAAAGGATTGCACCTTGTGTGGTTTTAAAAACATCCCAAAACGTCCCCCAAAACGTCCCCCACACTCTGATGAACTTCAAACTCCACCTTCACTCACCATCCAAAGAGACATCTGCAGTCCAGTTGCACACCTTCATTGACAAAAAGAGAGTCAAGATCTCAACAGGGATCAGTGTTCCCACCAAAGCATGGGACTCGAAGAAACAAAAAGTGAGACCAATCAATCCAATCTGTGTTGGGTTGCAGGATCAACTCACTGACTTCACAAACAACGTCAGCAAGATCTTTGCATTGATGACAGTGCAGGGTGTTGAGATCACACCCCTGTCCTTCAAGGATGCAGTCAACAGGATGCAATCAAGGAAGGAAGGAATCTCTGAGGCATCCCTGACTTTCAATCAATGGGTCAAGGAGTTCATCCAAGAGACTGAGGAAGGAAAGAGGACCAATCAGATGGGACTTCCCATCAATGAGAGAACGGTTCAGAAATACAGGACAGTGAAGGATCAACTGGACACATTTGCGGTCAAGGTGTGGGGAAGGGAGATCAGGTTTGAAGATGTGGATGCAAAGTTCCTTGAAGCCTTCAAGAAGTTCAGAGGTGATCAGGGATTGGGTGTGAACACCATTGCAAAAGATCAGGCGGTCCTGAAGACATGGATGAAAGAGTCATATCTGAGGAACGTCCATGAGAATAAATCCTTCCAAACAAAAGCATTTATCCCAAAGGAGATCAAGGTCAGGAAACCAACACTCACAGAGGATGAATTGGAGATCCTGTGGAGACATGACTTCTCAGGGCGTGGGAAGTATGGAGGAGAGAAGACTGCTCTGACCAAATGCAGGGATCACTTTATCATTGCCTGTTGGACAGGGGTGAGGATCTCTGACCTCAAAAGGATGCCTGAGATCATCAGGGATGCATGGAAGCAATCAGGAGACAAGTGTCCTGAGTTCCTGACATTCACTCAGTCAAAGACCAAGACCCAAGTCACACTCCCAGTGCTCCCTGAACTGTGTCAGGTGATCACCAAGTGGAAAGGGAACATCCCTGAGGTGAGTGCAGAACAACAGATGAACACAAAGATCAAAGAGGCATGCAAGATTGCAGGACTGGACAGGAAGATTGACAAGGTCTCAACCAAGATGTCTGATGGGGGAAAGATTCAACGTGTGCCCTTGCATGAATTAGTGTCCAATCACACTGCAAGGAGAACCTTTGCAACAAACATCTACAAGAGAGGCATCCTGTCCAATGGTGCACTCATGTCATTGACTGGTCACAATAGTGAGGGAGCGTTCCTGAAATATCTTGACATGACTCAGGAGGAGATGAGCAAGGTTGCAGGGATGCAACTGCTGAAGGCTATCAATCAAGACAGAAACTCCTGATCCAGTCACGGAGGTCCTTTTGTCTTGGAGCATATTGATCACGGACAGGAGCACGTCTCTCATTGAACTCCCTGAAGAGATCTGTCACACCTTCAGGAGTGAGATCAGGGTCAAAGATCCTGCACATGAATTGGTGGATCTCCATCTCATCCTCAATGTAGATGTCATTCAAAGTGTCCTCCAAGAGAAAACGTGTGCGATCAGGCACACGTCTCTCAAGTTCATCAAAGTGATCATCAATCCAATCACTCACCTTGAACATCTTCATCCTCACCAAAGACTCCATGTTCATATAGATTGGTGACTTTCAGGATTGCACGTGACAGTGATCTCTTTTCTGCCATTTCCACAAGGTGCTTTGACACACAGTTCTGAGGTGTTGCAGATCCGAAGGTCTCAATGCGGTGCTCAGTCCCATCATCATGTGTCTTGAAAGCATATGCCTTCATGACCACAAAGTCAGGATCACACTTGATGATCTCAAACTCAACGGTGATCTGTTGTGTTGCTTGGATTTTTTCAATCCCTGTTCTCTTTATGATGGTGAACTGCTTGTGAATGAAGATGTCATCCTTTGTCAGTCCATTGTCTGTGAACAGACTTCTCATGGTTGCTTTTTCCGTGTCATTAAGTTTCATCGCATGAATCTTTGCAGGGAGGTCCTGAGGTTCTCTCCCTCTGTTTGTAGTTTCTGAATTTTCTCCTGTGATTCCTCAAGTCTGAGCATGGTCTTGATGTGTGATGCTCTTTCAATCATGGAGTTGTGGTTTGCAATGTTTCTCTGTGACTCTAAGTCATGGAGGCAAATCATTGCTTGTGTCAATGTCTCAATCAGGTCCTGAGTGTTTTTGAGTTGTGAATCATCCACTGTCTCTCCTGATTGTTTGACCTCTTCAAGTCTGTTCTCCAATCTGAACCTCCCTGCATCAAGATTGCATCTGAGCAGAATCAGGTCCAGTGGACTCCATTCCTGCGTTTGGTGAGTCCTCCCCACCTTCATCCCTTTAGTCATTCAGGACCTCCTCTTTATAGGTGTTTGTCTTCTTGCAATAGAAGAGAGTGACCTTCCCCAATTTTCCAACTCCCTTTGGTTTGGACTTTTGGATCAACAACCAAGTCTCACCAAGGGTGGTGTCAACACTCCATCTCCCAATCTTTAAGGTGTCAGGACTGGGTGGTCTATAGACAAGGAGCATGGTGAATGCACGTCTGTGCCATGTCTGACCTCCTGCCCAAGAATGAGGATCTGCAGGGGGTGAATAAGAGACCCCACGGTCTGTCCTGAACCTTGCATGAGGATTGGCAATGTGTGTGGTGATGATGTCACATCTGTGATGCTTTCTTGATTGGTCCCTGACCTTCTTGAGAGCATCTGCAAGAAACAAGTCCTCCCTGCCTCCCTTCGTGTGCAGATCCAACTGAAGATCATTCCAAGGATCAATGACTGTGGTGTCAAACTTCACATCATGTTGCTCCTCATATGCACTCACCCATTGATAGAACATGTCCACATCAAAGGAGTCAATCCCTGCATGATCAGGGGATATGATAAAGAAGTGGCGGTCAATCCATTTGAAGACCTGATCAAACTCTTCATCATTCAGGATGTCCTGTTGGATGTTCCCTCTGTCATCATGGAGAAGGACCTTCCTTCCAGTGTATATCTCAGCAAGTTCCAAGACAATGTCATCCATTGATCCCTCCTCACCCATATAAACAGCGTGAACATATCCGTGCAACTTGGACAGGTTCACAAGAAGTTGCTTGACAAATTGGGACTTCCCATGATGGGGTGCACCTGCAATGAACAGGGGAAACCCTTTCTTCACTGTGAAGTATGGGTCAAGGGAATCAAACCCTGTGGACACTCCACCTTTCACTGTGTTTTTCCTGACAAGGTCCACATCAAAGGCTCTCTCTGATGGTTTGAAGATTGGGATCACATTGGTTGATGATGTTTTGACTGGGATCAAAGGGGTGCTCATATTTTTTCAGGCGTTCAAAAGGGCAGTCACCAGTTGCAACTGCCCTGTCATAAATGATTGAATTAATTGGACTGATTAGAAGGGCAAAGGCTCATCACCCTTCTTGCCTTCCCACTGCATTGATGTTGGCACAGGTTGAGAACCTCCACCACCACTGATCTTGCTGAGAACAGTGTTGAGGTCATTGCCATTCCCAAGGATCTCTCCCTGTCCTCCTTTCACATATTGACTGATGAGATACTCATTGTATTTGTTGTCAGGAGTTGGGACAATAGTCATCTTCAACCATGTTCCATTGGATGCAGATCTGACTGCATTCTTGTCAACCTTGTCAAGGTTAATCTCAAAGGTTATTTTTTCACTGTAAGCCATTTAGATATTGTTTTGAAATGATGTCCCCACTCATCAAAAAAAACATCATCCGCAACGTGGAGACATGATTGCAAATGCTTGTAAGAGTTCAATGCAAAAGGGTCAAGACAGATGCCTCTGATCCTTTTGACTGCGTGGATGCAACAGGTGCGGTCCCTTCTCATCATCTGTGCAACAACCTCAGAGGGAAGACCATATTCACGAGTGCCCACACACATCAGGACGTGTCTCATGTCAGTCACATCCTGTCTGCGTGTTGGACCACATACAAGGTCAAGGGAGATCCCTGCCTCTTCACAGACTGTCCTCATGTAATGTGCAAAGGAGTTCTGTTCAGGTGGTTGAGCATATAGGAACACACTTCCCATCAGTGTTCATCATTGAGAAAGTGATCATGACCTCTCTGTGAGAGCGTGTTGGCAAAGTCCTTGATCCATTGGAATTTGTCCTCAGGAGTCATGAGACCTTTGTGTGAATACTTTGAGGAGAGTGCCCACCTGATCTCTCTCTTTGCAAGGAGGTTCAGTTTCTTGCCTGTGCTATTGGAGGCAAAGAGGGACACACCTTTGGGATGCTTTCTTGAGAACCTCCTGATGGACAACCTTGTGATGAGTCCTTGGTCAACTGCGTGTGTCCAGTTGCCTTGATTCATTTTGGGGAATCCGTGAAAGACAAGGAGTCTGTTTGTCTCTTCTCTTGTCAGGATGTCATTTGGGTGCAGATCATGGATTAGTGCAATTGCCTCA